AACATCATTTGCGTTAAAAACCAATGGTGTTACCAATACTGTTCCATCAAATATAGTTACATTGTTTACTGTTATAACAATTCTAGTTAAATTTTCTATGTTAACTAATTGACTAAATGTCACATTATATTGGGCTGTAAATGTAAACTGATTGTTCGCCCTAGCTTTATAAACAAAATTAAATGTAACATCATTATTCACCAATTTAGGTTCAAAAATAACGTCATTAAATATCTTGGTTTCTTCTAACTCTAACGTCATAACGGTCCTGTTTATAGTAGGAATTACTTCATAATCATTCTCATCCAATAAATATCCAAGCAATTTCATTTCAAACATTTGAATGTAAAAACGTCTATTTTCAAAATTCTCAATGTTGCTCTCATCACCAATACCTTCCAAATGTAATGGCATAGGGTGTCCTTTTACGTTTATATAGCATTGTCTAGATTGAAAAGCTCTTTGGACAAGCCCATTGAATTTGTTCAAGTCTTTCATTCTATTTGTGAAAATTCTAACTTCATAAGTTATATCAACAGGTGTTGGTTGAGGAACCTTGTACAAATCAATACCATGTCTTATCCCATCCCATGTTGGAATTTTCATATATGTGTAGGTTCTATTTCCTGGAATATTCCACAAACCAGCTTGATTTTGACCTTGTTGTATATCTGGTCTTCTTACAACTGTAATAAAAGGCATTTCAATATTTTTATATTCGTCAGTAAACTTCCAAGTTTTTGTAAATTCTGTCCATCTTTGAATCGTTAAAAATATGACTGGGACTTTCTCACCATCAATTGTAATCATTACACGCTCATCATCCTTTAAAAATTCAACAAAGGATTGGTCCATATCTTCTTCAGAAACACCTCTAGGTAAAAAGGTACCCTGATTGGCGATTCCATCCAATATTTCTTGTCTCCTTTCTGGACCTATTTTTTGGTTAATGATGTTTATGTTATTTCTAAAGCCTTTTGGTACAGCCATGATAATTTTTATTTAATAAATATGTCTATTACAAGCCACGGAACTCAGTATTATCGACTGGTGCGCAAACAACTGTTCTAAAAGCGCCTTTGTAACCCATAATAGTGTGTTCATTGTCATAATTTTTTATTCCGTCATTAACAACGCTAAAGTATCTTATTTCAGTTTCGGTAACTGGATAACCAATATAATCACCATAACTAATAGTCGTTTTCAATTCTACAAGTTGAGAAGAATAAATACCAAACGTCAAATTTCCATCTTGAATATACCTAAGACTACCATTACCGTTATAAGTTTGGTTGTCTGGTTTATCTAAAATAGGCACCACTTTAAGCTCTACAGGTGGGTAAAATCTAATACCGTCCTTTGTAGCTTCACCATAAAGACCATCATATTCAGTCATTTGTCTATCGACCTTGTACAGAATAAGAGTGAAGTTTCCATCTCCTTCGATAGCCTCACGACCCATACTGATTTCAAGCTCAAAATCTTCCTCTGAAAAAAACTTGTTTATCCTAGTTATCGGTGTTACTTTATTGTTGTTCATGTTTTTCTATATAAATACTTTCCTTTTTGATTAATCGTTAATTTACTCTTGATTTCCTAAATAAAAATTATTATATTTAGATATAATGACCAAGATTTAAAAATAAAGCAAATTTTGATTAATTTAGATGACATAAAAGGACACTCAGCGCTATCACTGTTAGAAAAATACAGTGGCATCAACCCCTATTTGTTAAAACTAAGAAACGAATACATAAAAAATAAAAAAATCTCTTTAACAGAGACCCAATCAAAGTATATCATAGAGAACCATGAACGCCAACCATTATACATAAATAGAGTTATTGGCATTACAAAATATTTGGGTGAAGAACTAAAAAAATTGGATGATTTGTCATTCGCACCAGAAAAAATACTTATTGAGTTCATTTTGGCCGAGACGGATAAATCATTTCATGTATATGGCAAGCTTAAACAAAACCAAAAAGAATCTAAAATGTATTGGCTGCCAAAAACACAGGTTACCGATGACCCATATTTTGAACCAATTGATGTTAATGTCGATTTTGAAAAATACAATAAGATTCTGGCAAAAAGCGGTAAAAAACTCTACAAACACCAAGAAGAAGGTATAAAATTTTTATTATCTAGAAAAGGTTGTGTGTTGGCTGACGATATGGGATTAGGTAAGTGTTTGAGTATCAATGAGTTAGTATATACACCTAAAGGTTTAGAAGTTATAAGTAACTTAAAAGTTGGTGATTACGTTATAGGTTCTAACGGTTTAAAAACTAAAGTTATTGGTGTTTACCCACAGAATGAATTGAAAAAAATGTATAAAATTACATTTAATGATGGGTATTCTGTTAAATGTACAGATGACCATTTGTGGACTGTAACTTCAAATAATGGTAGTATAAATAATAAAAATAGAGAGGTTAGATATACAACACTAAGTGTCGAACAGATGTTAGATGAAAATTTAGAATTAGAACAAATTGGTACTGGGTGGAATGAAAAACGACCTTATAAGTTTAAAACTTTTTATAAACAATCTAACGGACAAAATAAGTGGCAAATACCTATTGTAAAACCAATGCAATTTAATGACGATTATCAATTACCAATAAACCCTTATTTATTAGGTGTATCTTTAGGTGATGGTCATATTAATAAAAGTGGTAGGATACATATTGAACTACATAAAGATGATTTTGATGAAATATTTAATAATCAAATAATAAACGAAGGTAAATCACAACAAAATAAGAGATGTAATTCTATTAATATCTTAAAAGAAGAAATTAAAATGTTAGGTTTGAATGGTAAAGTATCTGACATTAAATTCATACCAGATATGTATAAGTATACTAGTATTGAAGATAGACTTACACTATTACAAGGGTTAATGGATACTGATGGTCATTGCATGAAATCAAAAAATGGTGTCTTTATGGGTACTGAATATTGCACTGTATCTGAACAACTAGCTGACGATGTTGCAGAAATAGTACATTCATTAGGTGGTATTGTTAGAAAGAAAGCTAAGATTGGTTCTTACAAGAAAGAAGATGGTACAAAGGTTGAATGTAAAAAAGCTTATAGGTTAAATATTAAATTACCAGAAGGTATGAACCCATTCAGACTTAAAAGAAAAGCTGATGAATATAATCCACCAAAAAAATATAAAGTTGGTAGATATATTAAACATATTGAGTATCTAGGTATGGACAATTCAATATGTATTAAAGTTGAAGCTGAAGATTCTTTATTTACATTACAACATGCCATCGTCACACATAATACCACCCAATCAATAATAGCAGCATTGGAAAGTGGTGCAAAAAAGATATTGGTTGTTGCACCATCTTCAGCTAAGATAAACTGGGAACGTGAAATAAATGTTTTTTGTGATGATACAGCTATTGTTGAAGGCAAAAAGTGGACCCATGCAAAGTTTACAATCATAAATTTTGATATTCTTAAAAATTTCTATACCTTACCAGATGGTAAAAAAAGAAATGAAGGAGAACCACAACAAATTCTTAGAAGAGAATTATCAAATACTGGTTTTGACCTTGTTATTATTGATGAAGCGCATTATTTAAAAAATAATGAAAGCATACGTGGTAAGATAATGGTCGAACTTTGTACAAAATATAATGTTGCTAGAACATGGTTGTTAACTGGTACACCAGTAGCAAACAGACCAATGGACTTTTTTAACCTATTACGCATCATAAGGTCTCCGCTAGCCGATAATTGGAAACATTATGCTGTTAGATATTGTGACGGAAGAAAGTTCTTTAGAACGCTTAAAAACGGCCAAAGACGACAAATATGGTTAACAGATGGCGCCAGCAATTTAGATGAATTAGCCGCAAAAACTAAAAATATTATCCTTAGACGTTTAAAAACAGATGTTTTAGATATGCCAGATAAAGTAATAACACCAATGTATCATAGATTATCTGATTCAGAATGGTCAGAATATGAAGGTTTGTGGGAAGATTATTTACAAAAAAGATTAACCGAAGGTAAAAAGAATGGAAACCTACAAAAAGATTTGGTAGAACTTATACTACTACGTCAATTTATTGCTGAAGCCGCTATTCCACACACAATTGAAATGGTTGAAAATGCAATAGATATGGGTAGAAAAGTAATTATTTTTACAAGTTTTACCGAGGAACTAGAAATGTTGGCTGAACACTTTGGAAAACTGGCTGTAACCCATAATGGACCAATGACAGCAATTCAAAAACAAAAATCTGTTGATGCTTTTCAAAGGAATTCAAAAGTTAAAGTGTTTATCGGAAACATAAAATCTGCTGGTGTGGCTATCACACTTACTGAAGCCACTGTGGTTGTGTTTAATTCATTTGATTGGGTAACTGGAAATAACGAACAAGCTGAAGACCGTGCATTCCGTATCGGTCAAAAAAATGACGTAAATGTTTATTATCAATTATTTGACAATACGATTTCTATACGTATGTGGGAAACCTTAAAACAAAAAAAACAAATAATTAACACAATATTAGGTGCTGAAAACTTAAATAAAGATGATGAAACTGATTTTTTAATTCAAAAAATATTAGAAGGTGAATTATAATTTTTTACGTCTAATTTTATTTCTGTTTAAATTTCCTTCATACTCAATACCGTTTACTACTCTAGTAGTCCCCCAAATTGGTCTTAAATTTTCCAATGCATTAACAACACTAGGGTGTTCGGTTAGTTCAAAAGAGCTAACTGGTCTTATATGGTCAACATGCCATTCACCATGGTTTTCCCAAGACATTCCATCAGTGAATAATGATTCAATATGATTTTTAAAGTCTAAAGATGAATAACCAAGTAAGTCAATAGTGTGTCCTTCTTTTTTACTATTTAAACGCCATACAGACATTTTAAGTACGCTCCTCCATAAACCAACGTGTTTATTTTTTAATCTATATTCTCGTCTTTTACTTTTATTTGTTTTATTGTATTCTTTTTTATAGTTATTCTTACAAACTTTACACTGAGAATGGTAACCATCTTTGCTATCTTTATTAACGTGGAATACATCAACAGACTTTTCAATTTTACATTTACTACATACCTTAACATCCATAGTTATTCTTCTTTAAATGAATCATCTGTTATCAAAATAGCATCAAAACCTATTATTTCTAAATTTTTTACAACACCATTATCGTCTAATTCACCATATGAACGAGGTCTAAAAACTATCTTATCTAAAATTGGTATAATTGAAGGGTTTAGTATTTTTACATCGCCAATCAACCAATCCTCTTCAATTCTAAAATTTTCAATAGAATGTGTTGCATTATATTTGTGTATTATTGAATCATCATGCCCATATCCAAATTGACCAAAATATGGTTTTGAATTTAGTTTATCTAGTTCTGTGTATTCAAAACCATCATCATTTAATTTAACTCTAACCAATTCATCTTTTGTATAAAGTCTTCCATTAGTATTAATTACACCAAATTTTATAAGTTTTTTTACCATTATTTGACCAACCAAATCTTTTTTCTTTTTAATCTTAATTTCTTCAAAAATATAATCATTTATTTTATTAGACATAGTTGTTTGTTCATTTTCACAAATTTCTTGAAAATCTTGTTTAAACGCTGTTGATACTCTTAACTTAATTTCTTCTGTTTTCATTTTATTTAATTTTATGTTTATTATTGTGTGAACATTGTACCCACATTTATAAATATATCAATTTATTAAAAAAACTTTACTATTAAAAAATATTTCTTATTTTCATAAAAAAAAATTATGAAAAACTTATTAAAAAGACTTGAATATAAAATATTTAAGGAATACGAAAAAAAAGTTAATAGCTTATCCGATTATGTATGGG